TTTAGCAATCTTAGCAGCGTCCAAAGAGTCAGCAGTAGCTGTACCGATAGTTACGTTAGATGTGAAGTCTTCTTCAGTGAAGGCTTTGTAGTCTTGGATCAGACCAGCAGCACGTGTGGCGTTAGTAGCCAGTGCAGCTTTAGTCAGCATACGAGCTACGTTCCGATCTGCTTCGTTAGCTAGTGCAATACCAGCTTCCTTTGAGTAGATAGAACGAACATCGTAGTGGTTGATTGCTTCGTCAATGTTAGCAATGAACTGTGCTGAGATGAGCAAGTCATCAATGGTAACGATACGCTCACCAGCGCGGATTGCTCCACCAGTGATCTCGTTTCCGGGGGTCAAGTACTCAGCAGTTGCACGGCCTGTCATTGGGAATGAAGCAGACTTACCTTTTGAGATTGTGCGAGTACGCACCTTGTCCATGAGGACTTTCTTTTCTTCAAAAGCTGTGAGGACTTCGCCAGCATACAGCTTTAGAAACAGGTCACGTACATCACCTGTTAGGTTATTCTGGCCCTGAAAGCTTACGCTATAGGCCGGATTTGAAGCAGCTTGTGCCATTTGTAATTACTCCTTAGTGAGTATAATGTGAGTTGTAATACACTCTGCATTACACTACATCCTTTCTCCAAGATTGTCCCTCGCAAGGGGTCAGGGGTAATCGTTTGTTATGTTTAGCTTCGTGTTAGGGATGTGATCCCTTCTAGGTACACCGTAATGTAACTAGAAGGAAGGGGGACTTTTATACAATCCCCCAACCCCATGCAACAATTTAGAACAGGCTAGAACGAGCCAACTTATCAGAGACTGCTTGCCTGTAGGCAGGGTCTTTCGCGTATCTGGGGTCACGCATAGCTTCTGTTAATTCAGCATTGCTATTAAACTTCCCACCTGATACAGCACCAGTGGCTCCTTGTAGGAACGATGGTTCTGCATTAGAACGATACCGTGCGTTTAGACCTTGCACAGCGAACCTAATAAGATTAGGGTCTTGTGTATCCATTGTTGCATTGAAGGCATCAATCTCCTCTGGGGGTAGATTTTCTGCTGCCCACATTACAAGATTATTATACTGCTCATCACCACCTACGATTGATTTCATCTCTGTGGTCATTTGACGAGCAATAGCGTCTTGTCCTTCAATCCATGTATCAACCATAGATTGTGAGAAACCTGCCTCTTCTAGAGCTTGGTAGGCTTCTGCTGAGAGAGTGCCTGTCTCTGCGTACTCCTCTTGGAATACATCAAAGTCCAAGCCTCTCTCATCAAGTAACTCAGAAACTTCGCTAGCTGACTGATTAATAACTTCTTCCAGTTCTGCTTCGTCTTGTTCGTACTCAGTTTCTTCGTTATTTGATTGCCCCAGTTTTGATTCAAGAGCAGAATAGGCTTTAGCCATATCCTCTACTGAATTAAATTTCTGAGGTAGCCACTCAGGACGTTCAGGGTCTTGCTGACTACCTTCTACTTTAGCCAACATAGCATCAATATGCTCTTGTGACTCAGGTGCTTCTTCTTGATAAGTATTTACGGCATCTGCCATGTGTTACTCCGTTGGTTGTTCCATAGCCCCTTTAGCTAATTGTGGTGCAGCGTTCTGCGCCATCTGCATAGCCATTTGAGCTTCCATCTGTTCTTGTTGCATTTGCTGTTGCATCATCTGTTCTTGTTCTTTTTGCTCTGCTGACTTAATGAGTCCAGAGGTATCAATACCAAGTGATGCAGCCAGTCTGTCGATGTAATCATTTATGTTCATCTCATTAGCAATAACTTCTGGGCCAAGTGGCTGAAGATATTGTAAGAATGTAGCCAGTTTATTAAGGTCTTGACCACGCCCTAGAGCTTCAATACCTGTGACAACCATAGGCTTTACGCTTTCCTTAGGCATCTTAGGCATCTTGCCTTGTTGCTGTAAAGACATAAGCAGTAGGTTAATCATAGGTGTCTGTAACTCTTGAGAGAGTACTGAATAGACACCGCCTAGAGCAGTCTCTAATTCCTGCGCCATGTAACGAACTTCTTCTGCTGTTACACGTTCAGCACTACGTTGTACTGCACTGTTAAGCAGGAAGGCCGCAGCCAGTCTGTCGTTAATCATACGCATAGTCTCTAGTGCAACACGGAAATCCCCAGATTTCTGTACTTGCATAGCAGAGACATCATTAACATCACCTGTAACAAACGCACCATTAGGTGCTTTAGCTAACTGGTTACTTTTAGTTGTGCCATTAGGACGCACCAAGAATAATACTTTAGCTGATGCTGCACTGCCTTCAACAATAGCTTGAGTGAGTGCTTCAAGACTACGCAAGTCTCCTAAGTATTCCTCAATAAAGCCACGCCCATAATCCTCACCATCAATACGGATAAACCGTAGTGGAATAAATGGGTTACGGTCTTCTTTAAACACGCCGCGTGAACCTTCAATCTCAATACCAGATACTTCTTGTACTGATTCCCAACCTTTGTCTGTACGAACTGTACGTGTATAAAGGTTGTGGTTCTTCATTGGTGCATCACTAGCAGCAATCTCTTGCTTGACATTATCTGGCAAGTTAAGACCAGCTACTGACTCTTTGGTGATGATCTCCAACACGTTACCCATAGGATCACGCTTAGTTACATAACGATCAGGGCGATACACACGCATCTGTCCCTTAGGTTCCTTGTAGAGTAGAGCATTACCAGTAACAATAAGAAGCTTCAATGCTTCAAACACTGGTACACGTATAGCTTTGCTCTCAATCTCCTGCATAGCTGCTCGTTCAATACGAGACAACCCTTCTTCTACCTGTCCACGATTATCACCTGCAAGTGTCTGCAAGTCAAAATCGTCAATAGTCAGGCGAAAGAAGGGTGTGTTAGGTGGCAACAAAGCCATCAATAGTTTAGATGCGAGATTGTTTACACCTCTAGCACCAACACCTTGATATGGTGTAGAGTAAATTGATGAAGAGCTATGCCCTTCTTCTGGCAGAAGAGTAGGGATAGTTAGTCTAGCTGCTTCTCGCCCTCGTTCAAGAAAGGTATCTCGCTCACCTTCCAGTTGGCTGTAGCGTTTAGCTACTGTACCTACTTCTAGTTCCATTACTTAATCCTTTAGGTAGTAATACCTGTATATGGTGGTATAGCTAGTTGATTCATGCGCTTCTTCTTAAGGGCAATCATTTCATCTTCTTCTGCTTGCATCTCAGGATCTACGACATCTAGTGTAGGTTCTGGTTTATTTTCCCTACCTGTGAGTTTTTTAACTGCACCTGTATTCCATGTTGCTAGTCCCATATCATTATCCTTTTGGCACGTTAAGTCCACCCTGACCCTCAATTTTCAAGCCAGCTTGTGGTTCAACTCGTAGCTGTCGTTTACCTCTACGTTTCTTTTTAATTTTTAAAGAACCTTCTTCAACAAAAGCTTCTGGTTCTTCTGTTTTTTGTCGAGGTGCTGCCTTACTTGCTGCAGTCCTTGCCCCACCTGTATCTCCACGCCTAGTATACTTGTCCTTACCTGTTACAGTATCTTCAACTTCTGTAGCAATTTTCTTGACTACCTTTTTTATAGGGCGTTCAAGAGGCTCAACTACTGCTTTATCTACAGCTTTAACAACCTTCTTTACAGGTTTTTCTAGAGGCTCAACTACTGCTTTATCTACAGCTTTAACAACCTTCTTTACAGGTTTTTCTAGAGGCTCAACTACTGCTTTATCTACAGCTTTGACTACCTTTTTAACAGGGCGTTCAACTTTCTTTTCTACAAAGTTGTCAACTTTTTTATAAGTTTTTTTAACAGCTCTTCTGAATTTTTTGAACCATCCCATATCATTATCCCTTCGGAATATTCAGGCCAGTAGCACCGCCACCACCTACATTAGTAGCACCACCACCAGCAACAACAAGAGCTTTCTTACCCTTACGGCGAGTTCTCATCTTTGTCTGAGTGGTTTCAACAGTTGCTTCTGGTTCTTCTGATTGCTGTCTTTCTTTAGCAGTACGTGCGCTAGCTGTCTGAGCAGTAGGAGGAGGAGTACGATCTTTCTTATCCATACCTGTTACAGTATCAACAACTTCTGTCGCAATCTTTTTAACAACCTTCTTTACAGGACGTTCAACCTTCTTTTCTACAAAGTTGTCAACTTTCTTAACTGTTTTCTTAACAGCTTTTTTAACTTTCTTAATTGGTTTCTTTACTGCACCCATCTCACTACACCTTTGGAATCTGTAGACCTGCAGCAGTTGAACCTGTCTGTGTTCCTGTATCTAGGATCATGTCAGTGCGTAGGGCTTTCTTGCCCTTCTTTTTACGCTGTGCTGCAGTCATTACTTCATCATCTTCTAGCTCAATGTCTGGTGTTTTAGCAACTGCTGTGACTGGACGCGCAGGTGCTGGCATTGGTTTAGGGGGTTTAGGCCCGAATAGTCCACCCATGTTTTAATCCTCATAATCTTCGTTGTATAGTTCATTTAATTTATTTACTACTGACTGTTGGCCCCTGAGAAACGCTAGTTCCTCAGAGGTTACTTGTTCATGTGGAAGTTTATTAGGATAAAGTTCCTGTAGTCTATTGAGTAAAGCCGTAGTAATACCTAGTGAATAGCCAAGTACATTCATAATTTTGTTCAACTTTCGCTAATAGGTACAGTTTAGACTAGATGTCTACCAATTCACAGGCTCCAGCAGTACACGCTAGTGTCTGGCTACCTGATGTAGTATCCACTTTTTCATATGCAGATAGTGCTGACCAATCAATCTTAGAAGGCATCTGTTTCTTGAGTTCTTCATAGGTTTCTTTGTCCACATCCTGATAAGGAGCTTGTGCATATGTGTGGTCACTGTGGGGTAGGAATGAGATACCAGAGCAGATGTCAAAGTTCTCATAGACCCACGCACCTACTGCCATCCACTCTGCATCCTTGACTGTGATAGTCACTGATGGTTTGTGTTCACACCAGTGGAGTGCGTAGTTCTTCCACAGTTCTAGCTGCTGTAGTGCAGTCATATCGTTGCGAGTAACAGCACCAGTTGGTGACTTAGTAGGGAAGCTGAACACTGTAGTAGAGTCTGGCTTCATCACACATGGTTCAGCAGGGATACCACTATCCTTCATAAACTGTGTCAGTGGGTCTTTGTTATCACCACGTACAGTACGAATGTAGTACTCGCTGTGCCGTGCATGAATACCTGATGCACTATCTACTAGCTGTGACACAGTACCTGAGGGTTTAACACAGGTTATAGCAGTAGAAGGATTGACCCCTAGCTTGTCAGCATAGATACGATTGACATCAATAGCCTGTGCTTTCAACTCTTTGAGCCAGCGTGGGCTATCAACAGTCTTAGCTAGTACCCTATTGTCCATAATGCCTGTCAGTGATACACCAAGCAGACGCTCTTCTTCTGTATTCTTCTGCCAAATCTTACGAAGGTATGGCATCTTAGTAAAGGTAGACTGTGCTGTACCAAGAATAGTAGCTAGACGAACCTTACGGCGTAGAGTTTCAAGGTCATCATGCTCACGTACCACTACCTCTGTTAGATTACAGAACTGGTATGGGCGTAGGATGATTTCAGAACAAGGGTTAGTTCCCCACTCATGTCCTGTTTCTCTGCGTCCATTCATCTTAACATGTTTATCTGCTGCTGTACGTGAGAAGATACCTCTCTCACCAGACTTAGACTCTACTAGTGCAAGCCACTCACGCATGAACCCTTCCATGTCAGGCTTGTCTGTGTAGGCTACAGAGTTATTAGCCAACGCACGTTGACCTTCAGTATCCCACCAGTTACCTGACTTAGCATGTGCCATGCGTCCATCACTGAGGTTAGATAGGCTAATCATAGCTGAACGGCGTACACCACCCACTACTACAACCTCACCAATCTTACACATAATGTCGTGACACTCAATGCTAGTCAGCTTACGTCCTGCTGCTGCCTTGAACTTAGCTACAACAAACTTGAACAAGTCATCTAGTGGCTCTGGCCCTGATGCTCTACCACCAAAGGTCTTAAGCCTAGCACCTGCTGGACGAACAGCAGACAAGTCCCACTTAGGAATGTCACCTGAGTAGAGGTGGGACAACAGCTTGTGTAGTCCCTTTGCCCAACCTTCCTTACTATCCTTGACTGCAATGATATCATCACTCATATCTAGTTCTTCAGGTACATCAGGTAACTTGACAATAGACTGACGTTCCACACTAAAGCCTACCCCTGTTCCACATAACAGTATAAACATAGCCTCATCAAAGGCACGGATGTGATCCACAGGTAGGTAGCTACAGTTGTAGATGCAGGTATTGTCACGATCTGCTGCTACCCCCGCAGTCATCAAGGCTCTCATGCTAGGCATAACCTCAAGGTTAATGATAGCTTCCTCGATTTCCTCTAGGTCTTTAGCAGGTAGTCCAGTAGTAGCAATGTAATTCATATATCGCTGTACTGTTTCAACCCAAGTCTCTCGTCTGTTCTCTTCCTCTAGCCATCGTGCGTACCTACTGGTAGCAATAAAAGTCTGGTAGTCTGTAGGTAGCTGATTGCTAATCATCGGTTGTCTCCCTCTCCATGCAACGTGCCTTCTAGCTGGCGTTTCTTTAGTTTTTCTACGTTCATCTCTGCAATACTCTGTAGAGACAGGCCACAGTCATGGGCTAGTGCTGCTAACATCCACAGTACGTCACCCATTTCTGCTGCAATGGCTTGCTTCTGATCCTGCATTGGTATTCCATCACGCATCATCTTAGCAATCTTACCTGCCACCTCACCTGCCTCTTCAGCTAGACCTAAGGCTGCATAGGATACGGCGTACTTCTTAGGGTATACTGCTGTCTTTATTGCACCAATCTGATACTCATAGAAGTTCATCATTGTG